GCTTATTGTGGGGGACTAACTTGGAAAGCTCTAAAAGGAGTGAATAAAGAGTATGAAGGTAATGAATCTTGGGCCAAAGGTAAGAAAGAAACTATTCAAACACTCATAATTTGTATCACCATCATAATAATCATATCATGTCTGATATCTTAATGACTGCTAATCCTGCTCCGGCTTGGTTGGGTTATACCCTTTTAGTGTTCTACACCCTCGGATTTATCTTCTGCCTATTTATCAGAAGTGTAATCGAAGAAACTCCTCTTAAAAAAGCCTCCAACCCAGTTAGATATGGAGTTTTATTCCTTATATGGGCAGTTAGTCCGGCAGTAATAACTGGATTATTTATACTAACCTTTAAAATTCTTTTCAAGAATGATACTCGAGTTAAACGACATTGAAATAATTTTAAGGAAAGCCAGTGATGAAGAGAAGCAATCCATTCCGGTTTGGGATGCTTATATAGAGAAAGTAATCATAGACGGGAATATTCCTTCCCTTTTACGGGATAAACTCACTGGTAAGATAAATAATCTTACTCAGGGATTCACCCAAAAGTTCAGTGGTCAATTAAAGGGTAATATTGAAAATGAGATATTGTCCTTAGAGGAATATGTATACCGTAAACATGACCTAACCTTTACTAAGCTAAGAGTAGTAAGAGAACATTATTCATTAAGAATAACTACAGCTAAAGGTCAAACATTCGATATTTGGGAACCTTAATCAAAATATCTATATGGCAGTAAAAGTTTATACTCCGGGTCAGTTTTATGCTGCTGGTGGAGTAGTAGAGGAAATGTTTTACCAAGAAGTTGGTAGAACAAAGAAGTACTTAAGGAAGAGAGTTGGTTTTGTACGTTCTTTTAAACAAGTAATCAAGAATCTAAAGGATGAAGCTTGGAGAAAGTTTCATTACATGAAAGCTAACGTTAGAGGGGTAGATTATACCTTGGTATATGACCCCGATAATAAGGAATACCCCTATCTTTTCGTAGAAACCAAGTTCTACTTCAAACAAAAGGCCAAGATTAAAGAACCAGACCAAAAGTAGTAAATGTAATCACACAAAAGAGGTCAGTATTTATCTGACCTCTTTTCCCTTTTATATTATTCCAAGCTGTGGTATTGATAAGTAAGTATTCCTGTAGATGAGATAGTAACGGTGACTATGGCCCTAGTTTGGTCGTCGTTAACGAAACCTTCTCCAATGGGCTGATTACCGTCTACAGAATAACTATGACTAAAGTGAAACTCTACCTCTGAATTATTAAATCTGAACCCCGTGGATATGGCTTTCTGTTCATATTGACCACCATAATCATGGCTATCTACTATCATAATGCCATCTATCTGTTCATTTTTAACTTGATTGTAGATAGTTATCAGTTCAACGGTAGATAGTACATTGGTCATCCAAGTTCCCATATCAGTGGTTGGTAAGGGTAATTTTGCGAATTTCATATCATCTTCTTCTATTATGATTGGTACGTTTTGAGAATGGAATCCTAACATAGCCGTATTGTATGTGTTTAATGGTAAAAGTATTTCTTCTAAGAAATACTTTTATGCGTATATAAGGACCTTAACACCAAAAGCCATGTTAGGATTTCACTCACAGAATGTATTACAAATCTTGGAAAATATGAAACCGATAATTTTTAGAATCAATGTTACCGATGAGGGTGAAATAACCTTCAATAGAGTAGAAGGAATGACCAATTCCCAGGCCTATGAACTAATGCTTCGGAATGGTTATGGTAAAGAAGGCGATGAACCCATCATACCCATCATAAGGGTTTCTTATGAAGAAGTAGGAGTTGGTTATGATTATACCATGGATTTCATAGCTACAC